AACATTTCCAACTGCGGAAAATTTTCAAGAAACGGGGGTCAGCGAGGAGGTGACGGTATGACCCAGGACGAGTGGGCTGAGAGGATCAAACAGAGTACGGTCGAGGCTGGGACGTATAGGCCCTTCTTCGATGACGTCATCATGACGCTGGCCGGTATACTTGAAAAGCGGGACCAAACCCAGGCGGACTTCAAAAAGTCTGGCGGCCATGCGGCAGTAAAGCATACGAACAAAAGCGGCGCTACCAACCTTGAGCAGAATCCTCTCCTACGCATGGTGAATGATTTGAACAGGGACGCGCTGGCTTATTGGCGCGACCTTGGGCTAACTCCGGCAGGGCTGAAACGCATCAATGAAGATGCCATGAAGAAGCCCAAAGAAAACGCACTTGTAAAGGCGCTGAGAGAGCTTGGCTAAGAAAAAGCATTATAAGCAAGTCGCCATTAAGTACGCTCAAGCCGCCGCGTCCGGGGAAATCGTATGCGGTGCCGAAATAGCTGCCGCTGCAAAACGATTCCTGTCTGATCTAAAGCGCAGCGAGTTCAAACTGCACACAAAGGAGCCGGACTTTGTATGCAATATCATCGAGCGTTTCATGGTTCATAAGCAGGGAGAAACACTCGACGGTAAGCCGCTGACGAATACCCCGCTATTGCTCCAGCCATGGCAAGTATTCATTGTTTACAACGTCGTAGGATTCTATTTCAAAAACAGGAGTGAACGCCGGTTCAAAGAGGCGTTCATTTTCATACCACGTAAATCAGGAAAAACCATGTTCATAGCAGCCCTGGCTTTTGCCCTGGCACTGCTTGAACGCAAAAGCGGCGCAAAAATCTATATTGTCGCCGCCTCTTTGAAGCAGGCCTGCCAGAGCTTCGAGGATATACTCTATACTCTGCGTTATCGAGAAATGATCGACGATTTTCGCGTGCGCGATAACAACGCCGAGCATTCAATCTCGATGTCTTTCACGGATGACTATGGCAGACCAAACGGCTCAATTGACATTGAAGCCCTGGCGTCAAACCCTGATGCGCAGGATTCGTTCAACTGCAACATTGCCATTGCTGACGAGGTTCACGCTTTCAAAAAGGCCAGCCAGTATAACCGCTTCAAAGAGGCCATGAAAGCATACACCAATAAACTAATGATCGGCATCACCACCGCCGGCGACAACGTCAATTCATTTTGCTATCGCCGTTTGGAGTATGCCGTGAAGGTTGTAAACGGAACTGTCCAGGACGATTCCCTGTTTGTGTTCGTGTCCCGCGCCGACCAGGATGAAAAGGGAAACGTGGACTATACCAATGAGCTTCAGCATCAAAAGGCCAATCCGTCTTATGGCATCACCATTCGCCCGGCGGATATTATGCAGGACGCGCTTCAAGCGCAAAACGACCCACAGCAAAGAAAAGATTTCCTGTCCAGGTCTTTGAACATCTACACCACGGCTATGAATGCTTACTTTGACCTTAATGAGTTCAAGACCTCGGATGCCGCTTATAAATGGACGATGGACGAATTGGCTCGGCTGCCTATCGAATGGTATGGCGGTGCTGACCTGTCCAGAGTGCATGATTTGACAGCGGCAGCGTTGTATGGACAGTATAAAGGCGTGGACATCATCATCACTCATGCGTTCTTTCCCGTCACAGAGGCAGCGCGTAAAGCTGATGAGGACGACATTCCTCTGTTCGGGTGGAGAGATGATGGCTGGCTGACGATGTGTAACAGCCCGACCGTGAATTACTCTGACATTGTGAACTGGTTCGTTGAGATGCGCAGGCGCGGTTTCAAAATCAGGGAAATCGGCCACGATATGAAATTCGCTGGTGAAGAGTACATACCGCTCATGAAAGGTGCTGGTTTCACTATCGTAAATCAGCCCCAGCTCTATATGCTCAAAAGCAAAGGTTTCAGGCATATTGAAAAGAGCGCAAAAGACGGCACCTTGTATTATCTGCACTCGGAAGCCTATGAATACTGCGTTGCAAACGTGAGGGCAATCGAGAAAACGGACGATATGATCCAATACGATAAAGTGCAACCCGAGCATCGTATCGATTTGTTCGACGCTTCTGTGTTTGCCTGTGTGCGGATGTTGGAGGGTACCGCAAAGAAAAACCGAGCAAAGAAGTGGTTTGGGAGTGAGTAAACATGAATATCATACAGCGCATTCTGCGCGGAAATCGAAAAAGGGACGCCACTCCCAATAATGGTGTGGCAGTGTGGTTGGACAGTGGTGATCTGTGCGTCCCTGGCTATACCAGATTGAGCGATAACCCGGAAATCATGACCGGTTGTCTACGTATCGCGGAACTGATCGGCAGCATGACCATCTACCTGATGAGCAACACCGACGAGGGCGATGTTCGGATAGTCAATGAGCTGTCCCGGATGATTGACATTACTCCGAACGGCACCATGACGCGCAGTCAGTGGATGACGGCAATCGTGATGAATTTGCTGCTTCACGGCAATGGTAACAGCGTCGTCGTACCGCATACAAGCAAAGGCATCTTGCAGAGTATGGAGCCTATAGCGGCCAGCCGCGTCACGTTCAAGCCAAAACCGGGCAGCTACAAAGAGTATTCGGTGTGCATAGATGGGCAGCCGAGAAATCCCGAAGACGTCATGCACTTTGTCTACAATCCGGATCCGCGCTATTTGTGGAAAGGCCGGGGCGTGACTATACTCTTGAAGGACATCGCCAACAATCTGAAACAGGCTCAGAAGACTGAGAACGCTTTCATGGCGTCCGAATGGAAGCCGTCGATCATCGTCAAGGTGGACGCGCTGACCGAAGAATTTGCCAGCCCGGAGGGTCGCGAGAAGCTGCTGCAAAGCTACGTCAAGCCCCAGCGCACCGGCGAACCCTGGCTTATTCCCGCCGAGCAATTTCAGGTTGAACAGGTGCGGCCTTTGTCCCTTGCCGACCTTGCCATTAAGGATACCGTGGAGCTGGACAAGCGCACAGTTGCTGCTGTGCTGGGTGTTCCTGCTTTCCTCTTGGGTGTAGGAGATTTCAAGCGCGACGAATGGAATAATTTCGTACAGACAAAGATTCGGGCCATAGCGCTGAATATCCAGCAGGAAATGACGCGGGCACTTATTATTTCTCCGAAGTGGTATCTGCTGCTCAACTTCTGGTCGCTCATGGACTACGACCTTAAGAGCACCAGTGATATCCTACTGGCGGGCGCTGACCGAGGCTATGTGTGCGGTGACGAATGGCGCGAAAGACTGCACATGTCGCCAAAGGGCTTGAAGGAATACAAAGTGCTCGAAAACTATATCCCAGTTGATATGATCGGCAAGCAAAAGAAACTTGTACAGGATGGTGATTGACAATGAGGCCTGCAAAACTGACGTGCCCTTACGCCAAGTATGATGAACGGATGTACATCAAATGTGAGAAGGTCGGCGATATGTGCGCCCACCAGCGCTGGTGCTCCGGTAAGGGCTGGTGTGTACTGACCGATCAGGCGGGCGATTGTCCCGCGTGGAAGGAGGAGAACAGCAATGAGCGAAAAACTAAGGCAGCTCCGAAGCGTCGCAACAAAGTTTGAGACGCGGGAAGAAACGCGAGAAGATAGCGAAGAACGTGTCCCGCACATCAGCGGCTACTTCGCCACCTTCTCTGATATTTATGAAATCGCGCCCGGCATGACTGAAAGCATTGCCAAGGGCGCTTTTTCTCGGACACTGGGCGGGGACATCCGCGCTCTGGTCAACCACGACACGACTTTGGTTCTCGGTCGTACCAAGGCTCATACCTTGGAGCTGAAGGAGGACGAGCACGGTCTCTGGGGCGACATCACCATCAATCCGAACGATGTTGATGCTGTGAACCTGTATGAACGTGTGAAGCGTGGCGATGTTGACCAGTGTTCATTTGGATTCGAGATCGTCAGCGAGGAAACCGAAGTACGACCTGACGGCTCTTACCATTGGACGCTGACGGATGTGAACCTGTTTGAAGTGTCCGCCTGCACTTTTCCTGCCTACAAGGAAACCAATATCTCTGCCAGAAGCTCCGAGCGTGATGCTATCAAGGCCCGAGAGCTGACTACTTGGAAAGAACGAATGAAGGAGGCATTGAAACATGGCACTGATTACCCTGCTTCTCCGGAAGAGAATCGATAACAAGAAGAAGGAGCTGGAAGCGCTCCGCGCCACGGACTTCTCTGAACGCGAGGCCCAGCTGACCAAGGCCATTGATGAAGTCGAGACCGAGGAGCAGCGCTCCGAGATCGAAGCCATGGTCACCGATTTCGACAAAGAAAAGGCCGAGCACGACAAGGCCGTGTCCGACCTGGAGCGTGAAATCGAGGATCTGGAAAAGGATCTGGCCGCCGAGGAAGAGGCCCAGGACACCGACCCGCCCGCTGAGCAGAAGCCTGTGGAAGAAGAGAGAAAGGATGAGAAGCCCATGAAGACCCGCGAAGCTATTCCTGTCATGACCACCCGCGACCGGCTGGTCAATATCGTCACTCGCGATGAGGTCAAGGATTACCTGGCCGAAATTCGCACTGCCATTCAGCAGAAGCGCGCCGTCACTGGCGTGGGCCTGACCATTCCCGAAATCATGCTGGAGCTGATCCGTGATGAAGTCGCCCGTACTTCCCGGCTGCTTCCGTTCGTGAATGTTCGCAGCGTCAGCGGCACCGCTCGTCAGAATATCATGGGCGCGATTCCCGAAGCAATCTGGACTGAGATGTGCGCGAACCTGAATGAGGTTGAGCTGCAGTTCAATCAGATCGAGGTGGACGGCTACAAGGTCGGCAGCTATGTGGCGATCTGCAATGCTGCTCTCCAGGACAGCGATGTCGCGCTGGCGTCTGAAATCGTGACGGCTATCGGCGGCGGCATTGCCAAGGCTCTGGACAAGGCCATCATTTTCGGCTCCGGCACCAAGATGCCCACTGGCATCGTTACCCGCCTGGCGCAGACCAGCCAGCCCGCTGACTGGGGTGTCAATGCACCCGCGTGGACTGACCTGCACACCAGCAATATCGTGAAGCTGAACATCGACGGCACCCGTGGCGCGGAGTTCTTCGAGGCCCTGATCGTGGCTCTCGGCGTTGCCAAGCCCAAGTACAGCTCCGACAAGCTGTTCTGGGTGATGAACCGCAAAACCCACATGCGCATTCGTGCCAAGGCGCTGGCGTTCGATTCCACTGCCGCACTGGTCTCCAATACCAACATGATGCCTGTCATCGGTGGCACTGTTATCGAGGTGGAGGATGACCGTCTGGCCGATAATGAGATCGTCGGCGGTTTCGGTGCTAACTATCTGCTGGCCGAGCGCCAGGGCATCGAGTACGGCAATTCTGATATCCCGCGCTTCATTCAGGATCAGACGCTGTTCAAGGCGACCGCCCGCTATGACGGCAAGCCCGTGGCCGGTGAGGCATTCGTGCTGGTGAACTTCGCCAACACTGATCCCACCACTACCAAGACCTTCCCCATCGATTACGCCAACGCTGACATGAACGATCTGATTGTCACCGCCGCCGTTGGTTCTGCTGCTGGCGACACCGTGCTGACCGTCAGCGGCACCATCGCGCAGAGCGATCCCGTGCTGAAGTACAAGCTGGGCACTCCCGCCGTTGAGGTGGGCGGCACCGCCACCGGCTTCACTGCGCTGACCTCGGGCACCACGCAGATCACCGCTGCGGCTGGCAAGAAGATCACCGTCGTGGAGCTGGACGCCAACAACCGCATCGTGTCCGCTGGCGTGGTCGTGTCTGTGCCGAAGACCTGATGATCGCGGGGTGAGCAGATGGAGGAAACCATGTTGACGATGCTCAAGACCGATTTGGGCATTATGACCTCAACGGCCTATGACGTGCGGTTGACCCAGCTGCTCACCGCTGCAGAGCAGGCCATCATCAGAGAGGGGGCATCCACCTTGGATGCCTCCGAAATTTCGGATATGGAGCTGATAGTCATGTATGCGGCATGGCTCTGGCGCAAGCGGGACAGCATGGAGGGCATGCCAAGAATGTTGCGATACAAACTGAATAACCGGGTGCTCGGTGAGAAGGCTGGCGATCAGGATGGTTGATACTACGATCAAACTGGTCACACCCAGCGAGGAGTATCGGGACGAGAACGGCATCTGGCAAGTCAGAGAGCCAATCGAGCGAGAAATATTCGCGCAAGCGAATTCTGTAGATCGACGTGAGTTTTTCTCCGGCGGCACCGCCGGGTATCGCCCGGAGTTCCAGTTTGTTGTCTTTGCCGCAGAATATCAGGGCGAGGAGCTTTGCGAGTATGAAGGGAAGCAATATTCTGTCTACCGCACTTATCATGTCCCTGGTACCGACTATCTTGAGCTGTATGTTCAGCGAAAGGTCGGTGTGAGCAATGGCCAGTAAAAAGACTCCCGTGGATAAGCTGTCCAGCGCTATCACCAATATCTTGAGCAGCTATGATAGCAATATCCAATCTGATCTCGATACCATCACTAAAAAGATGGGAGCGAAAGGCGCTGCCGCATTGCGCCAGGCATCAAAGGATTCGTTTAAACAGCATACCGGTAACTATGCCAAAGGCTGGAAATATGAGCATAGAAAAACCCAGAGGTATTCCAAGACCACTGTTTTCAATGAAAAGTATGGGTTACCGCATTTGCTCGAAAACGATCATGTTGTAAAAGACGGGACCGGGCGCGTTGTCGGTCAATATACAGGCCGCAAGCATATCGACCCGATTGCCAAGGAACTAACCGACCGATATGTGGAAGAGGTGATCAAAAAGCTATGACAACACAGGAAGTCGCACAGATGATTGACAGTGTAGGTCTGCCGTTTGCCTATGATCACTTCACCAAGAAAAATACTCCCGGCGGCCCTCCGTTCATCTGTTTTCTCTATCCAGAATCCGAGAATATGTTCGCTGATGATTCGGTGTATCAGAAGATAAAGCGATTGTATATCGAGTTGTACACGGACAGAAAAGATCTGGAAAAGGAAGAAGCCGTTGAGAATGCGCTCGATGCCGCCGGACTGTGCTATGAATCCTCGGAGACATATCTCAAAGATGAGGAGATGCACATGGTGCGTTGGGAAACTACTGTGACGATAACCAAAGAGGGAGGTAACTGATCATGTCCAATAATCCGACGAACAAGGTGAAATTTGGTCTGAAGAACACCCATGTCGCCAGGCTGACCGAGAACGCTGATAAAACGTTCTCCTTCGGTACGCCCAGGTCCCTGCCCGGTTCCGTGAATCTGAGTCTTGAAGCTCAGGGCGAAATGGAACCGTTCTATGCTGATGATGGTGTCTACTACCGCTCTATCAGCAATAACGGCTACTCTGGCGACCTTGAACTGGCCCTGGTGCCCGACTGGTTCCGTGAGGAATATCTGCGGGAAATTCTGGATGATAACGGTGTGCTGATCGAATCCGCGAACATCACCGATCCCATCTACTTCGCGCTGATGTTCGAGTTCTCCGGCGACAAGCACAAGATTCGGCACGTCATGTACAAGTGTTCCGTGTCCCGCCCCAGTGTCTCGTCCCAGACCAAAGAGGCGTCCAGCACCCCCGGCACCGAGACGCTGGCGATCACCTGCGACCCGCTGGCCGATGGCATGGTGAAGGGCAAGTCCACTTCCGACGTGGACAGCACCGTCTACACCAACTGGTTCACCGAGGTTTATGTGCCGGAGCTGACTGAGGAGCAGCTGAATGGCGGTTCCGGCACCGCTGTCCTGACTGCGTTGTCCATCGCCAGCGTGACGCTGAATCCGACCTTCGATGCTGCCAAGACCTCGTACACCGCTACCGTGACCGGCGAGAGTTCTGCGATCACTGCGACTGCTGCGAGTGGCGTCGGTGTGGCGATCACCGTCAACGGCAACTCCATCGCCAGCGGCGGCAATGCGACCTGGGCAACCGGCGAGAATATCGTGAAAGTGACAGCATCCAAGGCTGGCAGCGCATCCACGACCTACACGGTCATCGTTACCAAGAGCTGATAGAACCGATTCCGGGCAGGGCGTTGACCCTGCCCTTTTTCTGGCGTAGGGAGGTGTAACCGTGGTAGAAAAAGTCCTGAATATCGGCGGCAAGGAAGTCAAGTTCAAATCTTCTGCGGCTGTGCCGCGTATGTACAGGGTTGAGTTCGGCAGGGATATCTTTGTTGATATCCAGAAATTGAGACAGTCTTTCTATGAGAATGTCGGAAATAAGAACGCTTCAAACCTGTCCATTGCTGACCTGACAATCTTTGAGAACGTGGCATACATCATGGCGAAGCACGCCGATGCCAATATTCCTTCGACCATTGATGAATGGCTGGAAGGTTTTGAGATGTTCTCAATCTATGAAATCCTTCCTGAAATCCTTGAGCTGTGGGGCGACAATGTTCAGGGTGATGCGGAAGCAAAAAAAAACAACCCGCAACAGAGCGCGAAATGACGACGCCGTTGTTCCTTCTTCGATGTGTTCAGCTCGGAATTTCAATACGGGATCTTGAATATCTGACTATCGGCTTGGTGCTTGATATGTTCATCGAAAAGGGAAACGATGATCACGAATACGCTATTGTTGCCACACAGGATGACATGGATCGCTTCTAAGAGGTATCGATATGAAGTCTACGGTTTTGTGCGATAAGTGCGGTGGCGAGTTTCCGGTTGAGCTTTTTAAGCGCAAAGACGGTGATCTTGATATCGCATATTTGAAGTGTCCGCATTGCAACGAGGAATTCTTGGTTAGCGTGACCGATAGCGTTCTGCGTAGCGCTATTGATAGCTACAAAGAGCTGTTCAGAAAAATCAGAGAGACAACGGACGCGAAAACTTCTGCTGAAATAGCGGAGGCCGCACGACAAATGAAAGAAAACAATTCAAGACGGTGCTTTGAATTGATGACAGAATACCACGAAAACAAGGAGAAAAAGCAATGATGAGCTTTTCCATTGAAGCGCCTTGGCATACCTATCAGAAGAAGGTTAAGGCACTGTTTGAGAATGATCCCGACATTAATGTCGGCAACATCTACGAGCCCGAGAATTGCGAGAACGACTATGCCTTTGATATCGAGGTGAAGAACCACGACAAGTTTATGGCGCTCAGTGCCGTTATGCACGGCGTGAAGGAATTCGGCAATATTCGTCTCGGTGTTGTCCTGTATGATGAGGAGAACAGCGACGTGCATCCCGGATACAACCTGTTCAGCACCATCTTTAAGGGCAATCGCATCGTGAAGGATCTGCAAGTTGTTCCTGACCAAACGGGTACGGAACATGTCTACGTTCGGTTCCAGCCGGAGGTGGTGCAGTTCTTTGATGATGATCTGTCCGACTTCAACGGCAACTGGAACGGGCTCGCTGAAGACATCGCTCGTGATGTCTTTGATGAGGACTGGAGCACGAATTTCTGTACTGCTGACCTCAAGGAGAATACCGAACCAACTGAATAATCCTTTGCAACGGGTACAGGCGAGGAGGTGAATATCCACTATGGCCACGAAGATTCAGGGCATCACTATTGAGCTTGTCGGCGATACCACAGGTCTTGAAGCATCGCTGAAAAAGGTTAATTCCACCATCGACAGCACACAGAGCCAGCTCCAGAGTGTGGAGAAACTCCTCAAGCTTGATCCTACCAATACGGAGCTCTTGCGCCAGAAGCAGGAGCTCCTCGGTCAGTCTATCGCTGCGACCAAAGAAAAGCTCTCTGCGTTGAAAGAAGCCAGCGATAAGGCAATGGTATCTGATAATCTCGATGCTTACAAGGAAAAGTATGAGCCGGTCAAGACGGCGATAAATGAAACTGAACTAAAGCTGAAATCTCTCCAGAAAGAATCGGCTGCCGCTGACAAGGCAATCGAGGCCGGAGTAAAAGCCGAAGAAAAGTACGGAAAGATTCAGGAGCAGATCGAAAAAGCAGAAACAAGGCTTGCATCTCTCCGTGAGAAGGCCGAGGCCGCGGATCAGCAGCTCGCAGAAGGAAAGATCAGTCAGGAAAAATACGACAAGCTCCAAACCCAGATTTCCAATACCGAAAACAGACTGGAAAGCTTGAAAGCAAAATCTGAAGAAACCGAAGCAAAAATGAACCAGGGCAAAATTGCCCAGGAAAAATACGATGCTTTGCAGGCTGAAATCAGCCAAACCAACCAGGACTTGGAATCCCTGAAAAACAGGGAGGCCGAGGTCAATGCTGAGTTTGCCAACCAGATTACTACAGAGCAGTATGATGCGCTTCAGCGTGAGATTATTGAAACCGAACAGGAGTTTGAGAATCTCACCGAAAGTGCTGAAAAGGCGAAGACCAGCATGGTCAACATGGAGCAGGTAGCTTCCACGCTTGAACATGTTGGCAGTCGTTTGACCGATATTGGCAATACTCTTACGGAGAAGGTCACAAAGCCTATCGTTGAATTTGGCAAACAATCCATCGAAACTACGATGGAGTTTGATGCTCAGATGGCGAGAGTACAGGCCATTTCTGGTGCTACTGGCAAATCATTTGAAGATTTGACCGATAAAGCGAGGGAAATCGGTGCCACTACCGAATATACTTCAACGCAAGCCGCTAAGGCTATGGAATACATGGCTATGGCTGGTTGGGGAGAACACGATGTGCTGGTTTCTATCGGCAGCGTTATGAACCTCGCGACTGCGTCCGGTGAAGACCTGGCAACAGTATCCGATATTGTCACGGACGCCATGACTGCCTTTGGCTGGGAAGCAGACCGGGCCTCTGATTTTGCGGATATTCTCGCGGCTGCGACTACAAATGCAAATGCAACGGTCTCTACGTTGGGTGAAACATTCAAAATGGTTGCGCCTGTTGTCGCTGGCCTCGGTTACGATATGCAGGACGCTACCGTTGCAATTATGGCGCTGCATGACGCGGGTATTAAAGGTACTTCTTCCGGTTCACAGCTCAGGAATATAATTTCTAACCTTTCCTCGCCTACGAAAGCTGTCAGGGAAGCTATGGATGAGCTCGGTCTTTCTATGGTTGATGCCGACGGCAATGCCAAGCCTCTAATTACTGTTCTCGAGGAACTCATGTATGCCATGAATAATCTTGGGAATATGTCTGAAGAGACGGCCATGGAAATCATGAATGCTGCGGATGAGACAACGGATTCTGTGGAGGCTTCGGTTGAAGCACAGTATAATGCGCTCAAGGATGCCTATGATGCTCAATACACCGCCCTGAGCCGTTCTCTGGATCGGCAGTATGACGCCCAGAAGGATGCCTATGACCGTCAGTATAAAGAGCTTCAGCGGTCTTTGAATCAGCAAGTAGAAGCCCTTAAGAAGTCCCTGGATGCCGAGTATGAAGCTCAGAAGAAGGCATTCGATAAAGAATACGACGCTCGAAAAAAGGCGCTGGATAAGCAGTACGACGCGCTGAAAGAACAGCTTGACGCTCAATACGATGCTGCCAAGAAAGCCTATGATAAGCGGTATGACGAGCTGAAAAAGGCGCTTGATAAAGAATATGAAGCCCAGAAAAAGGCATATGACAAGCAGTATGAAGCATTGCAGGAACAGCTAAATGCCGCTTATGATGCCCAGAAAGAGGCTTACGACGACGAATACGATGCGCTCAAAGAAGCTTTGAGCGACAAGTATGATAAGACCAAAGATGAGCTGGATAAGCTGTACGACGCCACCAAAGCGGCACAGAGCAAACAGCTCGAAGCCCTGAAGGATGCACAGCAAAAAGAGCTTGATGCCCTCGAGGCTGCCTACGACAAAAAGGTCGCCCTCATCGATAAAGAATATACCGAACGCCTCAAGCTGATTGATGAAGCCAAGTACAATCGCATCAAAGCAATCGAAGATGAGATTGACGCCATCACCAAACAGCAGGAGGAAGAGGACGAGGCTCTTGAAAAGCGGGAGCAGCAGGAAAAGCTGGCCGAACTCGCCAAGAAAGTCAACCAGGCAAAGAGCCAGGAAGACCGCGAGGCTGCGGAGAAAGCCTATAACGATTACATCGCTAAGCTCCAGCAGCAGGCCCGAAAAAAAGAACGTCAGAACCAGATCGCTGCCCTGAAAGAGCAGAAAACCCAGGCAAGCCAATACGCTGATGATGCCAAGGATCAGCTCAAACAGCAGCGAGACGATGCCGTAGCGACTGTTACTGATCAATACAATCAGCAGCTTTCCACTTTGAAGGAATCGCACAAGGAAGAACAGGCGGCGCTTACCGAGAAGCAGAAAGAGGAGCTGGCAGCGCTAAAAGCGTCGAATGAAGAACAGCTCAAGGCGCTGAAAAAGGCCAACGAGCAAACACTGGCTGAAAAGAAGAAGTACTTCGACAGTGAACTTGCAACGCTGAAAAAAGCCAATAATGACCAATTGGCCGCGCTCAAGGAATCCCAGAATAATTCTCTTTCGGCGCTGAAGGAATCGAACACCGCGCGTCTGGACGCGATGAAAGAATCCAATTCTAATGCGCTTGAACAGCTTAAAAAGTCTAACCAGAATAGACTTGACTCTGTGAAGGAAGCTAATAGTAGCGAACTAAAAAACCTGAAGGAATCGCAGTCCGATCAGTTGTCTGCAATGAAGCAATCTCATACAGATCAGTTGAATGCGGTGAAACAGGCTAACAGCGATCGTCTTGAAGCTCTCAAAGATTCACAGCAGAAATCCCTTAAAAACCTGAAACAGCACCATCAGGATAGATTGGCTGAAGTAAAAAAGCAAAACGCGAGAGAACTGAAAGAGCAGAAAGCCAAGCTGAAAGCCCAGGCAGAAGCTGAAGCGGAAGGCATGTCACTCCAGCAAGCCGCTATTGCAAAAGCCATAGGTGGTAAGCAGGGAATGGCAAGCGTGTTTGCGCTTGCAAACACCGGCAAGGAAAAATGGGATTCGTATAAGGATTCGGTTTTCAATGCCGGTTTCTCTACGCTGGACTTTGTCAGAAAAGCGGAAGCCGCCGGTTATTCTGTCGATGGCATGAAGCAGAGCCTTGAAAAGTTCGGCATTACAAGTGACGAATTTGATACAGCGTTGCAGCGCTCCAATGGAAACGCCGAAAAGTTTGCCGATGAATTGCTTGCTGCTGCTGACGAAGGTACAAACCTGGAAGATGTCATTGATAATCTTGGTGTTCCACTGGACGATTTACAGGAAGTCATGAATAATACCAGCGGCAGCGCCGAAGGTATGGCTGATGTCATGAGGGATAATCTGAAAGGCCAGTTGGATATCCTGAAGTCAACCATTAGCGGCATAATGGAAGATGTCGGAAATATTCTCATGCCGCTTATCGAGAACATCACCAGCAAATTGCAGGCCGTGGCTGACTGGATTAAAGGTCTTGATGACAATACCAAGACAGTCATTGTTACAATCGCTGGTGTCGTAGCGGCTATCGGGCCTCTGCTGGCCGTGGGTGGCAAGCTGATGACTGGGATAAGCGGTATCATGACCCAAGTCCAGACAGGAACCGGATTATTCGGTTGGCTCGGTAAAGTTATGGAAGGGGTGGCTATTGGACCAATTGCCGCAGTGGTCGCCGGTATCGGTGTCCTCATAGCGGCATTCGTCAATTTGTGGCAGAATAACGAGGAATTCAGAGAAAAGCTGACTGAAATCTGGGAAGGCCTGAAAACAAAGTTCGACAAGTTTGGGCAGAAAATCGTCGATGGCCTGAACAAGATGGGGTTCGATTTTAAAGACTTCGGAGAAGTCGTTGATAAAGTCATTGAGATGGTAAAAAGGACATGGCAGACATTCTGCGATTTCCTTGCGCCGATATTTGAAGGTGCTTTCGCGCTTGTCTCTAATGCTCTTGGTACCGCATTGGATATACTTGGTGATCTGTTCACTACATTCTCTTCCCTTTTCTCCGGTGACTGGGAGGGTTTCTGGAATGGCCTCGGCAAGATTCTAACTGATATCTGGGAAGGAATAAGCGGAACATTCAAGACTGTCATCGATACCATTCGAGGTATTATAGACGTGTTTCTGAAGAAATGTGGAACCAGTTGGGAGGAAGTGTGGGGCGGCATTTCAAAGTTCATAGACGGCATTTTATCTGATATTACGGGTTTTTTCAAAGGCGCGAAAGAAAATATCGAAAAAGCCTGGGGTACGGTGGCCGGATGGTTTGAATGGGTCTGGAAAGACATCAGGGATAATAAGGTCTTGAAAACTGTCGGCAGCACAATTGAGGGCTTCTTCAAGGATCCGTGGAACGCCATCGCTGGCCCGAATGGCATCTGGACGAAAGCCGCCACTTGGTTTGATGACAGGTGGAAGTCGATAATTGAAAGCAAAAAACTCAAGGATGTTCTTGGAGCGATTACCTCACCATTCAAAAATGCCTACAATGCGATACTCGGACAAGATGGCATTCTTGCAAAACTCAGGGACGGTGTCCAAAAAGTTATTGAGAGAGTAAAAGGGCTGTTTGATTTCAAATGGAGCTTCCCAAAGCCGAAGATGCCCCACTTTAAGGTCTCGTGGAATCAGGTTGGCCCGATTTCGCTGCCCAGCGTCAGTGTTGAGTGGTATAAAAAGGCCATGGACAACGCCATGCTCTTAAGCAACCCGACGATTTTCGGCATGATGGGAAATAAGTTCCTGGGCGGCGGTGAAGCGGGCAATGAGGTCGTTGCCGGCGCGGATAAGCTGATGGCGATGATCCAGTCTGCGGTGGCCCAGACGATGGAACACATGAGATATGCCAGCATGATGACCAGCTCGGTCAACCCGGTTATGGGAAGTTATGCCGCGGGCTCTTATGACGATGCCACAGGCCGAACCATTATCGCCATGCTGTCCAGGTATCTGCCCTATCTGCCGGAGGTTGCCAACATGAAGATGGTGACTGATACCGGCGCACTGGTTGGCCAGCTGGCTCCGAAGATGGACAAGGAACTCGGAGTAATTTCGCAGCGTGCAAGGAGGCAGTAAAGGATGTATCATTCGATAATCATATCCGGTAAGAACACCTATGACGAATGGGGCCTTGTGCCGACATCCAGGCCGCTGATCAACCCGCCAACGGTAAAAACATCCTACCTGGATTTGCCTTCAGTACACGGACAACTGGATTATACCGAGTATTTATCGCAAGAAGTACCGTATGGACAAAGGGAGGGCTCCTGGGAGTTCTCCCTGCGTCCCCGCAGTAACTGGGCGAATGTGTACAGCTCCATTCTGAATTATCTCCACGGCAAACGGCACATCGTCATTCTGGAAGATAATCCGCTGTACCAGTATGTCGGACGGTTGTCTGTCAATGAATGGCGTTCGGATCCGAATCGCTCCACCATCGTCATTGATTACAACCTGGACCCGTTCAAGTACAGCACCGAAGCATCGGACGAGACGGAATGGATATGGGATGATCTGTTTGCGGACTGCATTCGGTATGGACGCTTCAATGTTAGCGGCCAGAAATACCGCAACTTCATCAACAATGGCATGAAGGAGGCCATCCCGACGTTGACGTGCTCTGCGGCAATGAAGGTGACCTTCAACAACGCTGAATTTTCCTTGCTTAAAGGCAAAAACTACAATGCGAACCTTGCGCTTCAACCCGGCGACAACGAAATGCTGTTTATCGGGAATGGCGAAGTGACCGTATCGTATAGGGAGGTGTCTCTGTGATATATCGGGTGCTGATGGATGGACAGGACATCTTCAATCCACAGGAAAGGCAATATGCCTTGATTGACCCTCATTTATCTTTGGAACTGAACACCGCCGGGAGCTTTGAGTTCACTATGCACCCTTCCCATCCCTTTTACGGTGATGTCAATCCGTTCTGTTCGATGATCGAGGTATATGAGGATGAGGTGCTTTTATGGTTTGGACGGCCTGTCGAAATAACCACGGATTTCTACAATCAGAAAAAGGTTTATTGCGAGGGCGCATTTGCGTTTTTCAATGACAGCGTTCAGAGAGTTCATGAGTATAATTCCATTTCCGTCCATGAGTTTTTCAGAACAGTCATCGCAAACCACAATGAACAGGTCGATGCCTATAAGCAGTTTGTGGTTGGAGAGATCACCGTGGAAGATAAGACGGTGTACCGCAAGCTGAATTATAAGAGCACTTTTGAGACATTGAAATCGCAATGCCTCAATGCCGAGGGTGGCTATTTCTTTTTCCGGCGAGAGAACGGCGCAAATTATATCGACTGGTTTGCGGATATGCCATATACCACCAATCAGGCCGTTGAATTTGGTTCAAATATGCTGAATGCCTCTTCCCAATTTGACATGACCGATTTCTGCACTATGGTTTTGCCGCTGGGTGATGAGGTTGATGGCGCAAGGCTGACAGTCGCCAGTGTGAATGACGGGAGCGATATCATCGAGAGCGAGGCTGTTTCGGAGTATGGGCGTATCGTCAAATGCGTGGAATTCTCCGGCGTCACTCATGCCGATACGCTATACGAGGATGGCGTGGAGTATCTGCAAAACAAGCAATTCGACAATTTGACTATCGAATGCACAGCCGCGGATTTGCATTGGCAGAATGAGAATGCGATTCTGTTCAGGCCCGGCCAGAAGGTTCGGGCCCATTCTGTTCCACACCTTATCGACAAGATGTTCGATTTGCTGAAGCTTGATGTTTCGCTGGACACTACAGCCAAGCAAATCACCCTCGGAACTTACCGCAGGCCAACCCTGACGGAAATCACAAGGGATGCGGGGTCCAGCGCGGACCTCAGCGAAATCGAGGATCAGCTATCGGATATTACTACAACCATCGATGATATTACCACCGTGCCGGATGTTGATGACATCAAAGATGATGTCCGGGAGACCCTGGATGATATTGATTCCATTTTGGATGATACTGATTTTCAGGATCACCTCCAAGACTTGCTGGACGATGACGAGCTGGATGACTGGTTAAGAGACCACGGTATCGATGATCCCGATGAAGCCACGGTTGAAACGGTGATCGACCTGATCGGAGATGATCTGTACGACATCACCGGCGGTCTGGATGACACGACGAATTATGATGACCTCAGTAGCATCAACGATGATCTCAGTGATTATTGGAGCGGCAATCAGGACATCTTCGATTATGATTCTGGTGGTAGTTCTTCTTCGTACAGTGAAATCGGTGATAAAATCTCCGGCACCGGAAGCACGATCAGCGGTGCCACGGATACAGGTTCCCTTGCTGATGTCAAGGCAGATCTGAAGGATTTGACAAAGCGCGTTGACAGCCTGCGGGATTACAACGAACTTATGGTCAAATGGGAGAAGGACATAGAGAAACGGCTGACAGATGCTGAAGAACTGTTGGATGCGGTTGCCAAGGATGCTTGGGTGCATGAGATCGACGGCCAGAGAGTCGAAGTCGGTATCGTGAACTTCGTAACGACCGTATAAGGCGGTGGACTTATGATTATCGTAAATGGCCATGAGTTCAAAACACTGGCTGAACCAATCTATATCAACAGAAAGCGTGTCAGCAGAGTATTTGCGAACGGAGTTCAAGTATATCCCGAACTACGCATTGATTCTTTGACAGAATTTAAGGTCACTCTTCACTGGTTCAATGCAAACGATGAGGACTTGCATTGCGAAGAATCAAATGGCGAGCACATTTATTATTCGCATACGAAAAGCTCAAAAACTGGCGGCTATCTGAATCACGACATCATACACCCGGGTGAAACTGACATATCGGAAGAGCATATCACTTGGGATGATCCTTCAAAGATGGTTCCTGGCGATTACCTATTCTATGTTCTCACATATACTTTCCGTGAAGGCACCAATGGTTTCTGGGGCGATGTGTCAATGAATGGAACAACCTATAATTTCTCATATTCAGGTCCGACTTATCAGAATGCCATAACCAGAATCTGTAATCTGCACATGGCCGATAGTGGCGCGGTAAAACTGGATATGTATCTCTAAGGCAGGTGATGAACTGTGATAAAGGGAAACCCTTTGTATATTGGCGCACAACACCATGATTACTACTCCGGTTCCTATACGATAGAACCGAAAACATTTTCACAGGTATTGCCTGTATCCGGTATGGCCATGGCTCACGACATCACCATTACTGGCTATGAAGAAAACGGTGAACAGCCTGCGATTATCGCACGGACTATCGAGGAATTTTACGATGTGCTGGAAAATATAGTTGACATCGGGCCTTATGCATTCTGCAACTGCATCTATCTCAACAGAGTAAGTTTCCCGGCTGCAACCCGCATAGGAAGCTATGCTTTTTCTTCCTGCACTCTGTTGAGACGCATATCTGCGCCCCTTGTACAGCGAATCGATGATTATGGCATGGCCGACTGTGAATACCTCAGCGAGGCATTATTCCCCTCCGCAAGTCGCGTCGGTTCATATGCGTTCAGGAACTGTGCGCGAATAGCGGATATCAGTTTCCCGCTGGTTTCAGAGATTGGCTCTTATGCCTTTATGAACTGTGCCAGCATTACTGAAGGTCTGTTTCCTATGGCTGAAACAGTCGGTGTTATGCCGTTCAGCGGCTGTACAAAACTGTCAGTTGTGAGCTTGCCCAAAGTGACAACGACAACGCCTTCCATGTTTATGAGCTTGACTGGATTGGAAACGGTTTACATGCCGAGCATGATCTCCGTCTATAATGACACCTTCAATGGCTGTACCAGCCTGAGAAGTATTACAATGCCGTCTGCAAACTACATTGGCCAGAATGCCTTTAAGGGCTGCGAACGGCTACCGCTGGCAAGCTTTCCGGAAGTCATCAACATGTATGCGTATGCCTTTCAGAATTGCTACTCACTTTCTCAGATATATTTTCCGAAACTGCCATACGTAAGCAATTATGCGTTTCAGTCTTGCAGTATGCTGGAAAGTGCGGTATTTCCTATCGCGTCTTATGTAGGTTATGCGACTTTCAATTCCTGCATTAATATGTCCGCAGCAAGTTTTCAAAGGGCGTCACTGATCTCTGCTTGTGCGTTCCAGGACTGTTGGAATCTCCAAACAATCAATGCACCGTCGGTAGCATATATCTCAGATTATGCTTTCCAGAGGTGCAGCAGTTTAGCAGAGGCAAATTTCCCGCTCTGTACCAGAATCAACCGAGACGCATTCAGAGAGTGTTATGCATTGTCTTCAATCAACTTCCCCGAATGCGTATCTGTATATGGTTCAGTTTTCTTCAGTGCAGGGATAACAAGCGCGATTTTTCCGAAAATGACGCTCATGAGCAATGATACCTTTGCTCATTGTCCTTCTTTGGTCACGGCATCGTTTCCTTTGATGACGTACATTCCGTCCTATGCTCTGTTCGATGATCCGATGCTTCAAAGCCTGTTCACACCCGAAGTTACGATCATTAGTGGACATAACAGCTATGGGGCATTTGAGGCATGTCGTAGACTGCCAAGTGTGTCATTTCCAAAGTGTACAAGCGTAGGGTCACGTGCATTCTTGGGCTGCTGGTCGTTGACTGCATTTTATTTTCCGATGTGTACGTTTATCGGGCAATCCGCCTTTCAAGAATGTTCAGCACTGACATCTGCAAGTCTGCCACTTCTTGTAGGCAACGGCAACCAAGGAAGCGCGTTTTTAAATTGTCATAGTTTGTCAGTGATATATATGCCGAATTTTACCACTCCGAATATTGACATATTCAGAAACTGCTACGCATTAAGAAGCGCAGAGCTTCCGTCGGCTATATATGTTGGCACCTCTGCATTTGCAAACTGCTATAGTCTGTCATGGGCATCATTTGCCCGCGCAAGCTATCTTATGCCTTCGGCTTTTGCGAATTGCAACCGCCTTACCAGCTTGTATCTGCTGTCCACGACAATGTGTGTACTCTCTGGCGCAAGCAGCACTTTCTTCGAAGGGACGCCTATCACGGATTCGAGTTATCTCGGTTACTACGGTTCCATTTTTGTACTGCCGAGCCTGGTTGCTACATACAAGGCCAACGCATCCTGGAGGGTGTTTTCTGACAGAATCACAGCTTATGATGGGGAGGGTTGAGAATGAGAAAACTTGATATTCTGGTGCCGGTCTACAATGAGGATGAATCCGTCATAAAGCCTCTGCTGGACAGCATAGCCGTCCAGCAAAACGTCAACCTTGAGGAGGACGTGGGCGTGATCGTGTGCTGCGACGGCGGCACCTGTACGCTGTCAGACACATTCAGGAACAGCTATCCTTTCCAGATCGAATACTTCTGCAACGAGCACAAAGGCGTTTCGGCTGCCCGGAACGCTTGCCTCGATCAGTCTGAGGCGGAGTATGTCATGTTCTGCGACGTGGACGACATGTTCATGAACGCCTGCGGTCTGTGGATCCTGTTCAGGGAAATGCAGATCGGATTCGACAGTCTGGTTTCTGTGTTCGTGGAGGAGACGCGCTTCAACGGTGAAGTGATGTATGTGAATCGTGAGCGCGACAGCACCTTCGTTCATGGCAAGGTTCATCGGCGGCAGTATTTGGTGAGCAAAGGCATCCGCTGGAATGAGGGACTGACGATCCATGAGGACAGCTACTTCAATATCCTGGCCCAGAACCTTTCCACCGAGGTCAAATATTGCCCGACACCCTTCTACCTGTGGAAGTGGCGTGATGACAGCGTATGCCGGCACGACCCGAAGTATATCCTCAAAACCTACAGCAATATGCTGGACAGCAACGACGCTCTTGTGGATGAGTTTATCAAAAGAGCCATGCAGGACCGAGCAGCGTTCTACACGGCTTTCATGATCTTTGACGCCTACTACACCATGAACAAGCCGGAGTGGGTGAATCAAGAAAACGGCGAATACAGGGACAGCACCGAGCGCCGATTCTCCGAATACTTCACCAAGCATGAGGAGTTGTGGAACAGCATCCCATCAATGGAGAAGATGCAGATCTCCAACGGTGTCCGCAGCCGGAGCGTCAGCGAGGGCATGCTTATGGAGGCTGTGACCATTGAGCAATGGCTCCGGCATATAAAGGAGTTGAGCGGCAATGGCTGATATTTCCGCATATGTTCGAGACATAGAATTGGCGGCGCGTGGCGAGGAAGTCCGCGATGCCATAATCAATGCCCTGAATGCCATCAATGAGGCCGCCCTGGGTGTGTTCGACGAAACACCGACAAACAACAGCACCAACGCGGTCACCAGCCGCGGCATCAAGAACGCGCTGGATCTGAAACAAGACAAGCTGACGTTCGACGATGTCCCTGTGGAGGACAGCGACAACCCGGTCAAGTCCGGCGGTCTGTTCGATGCCTTGCAAAACATCCAAACACAATTGACGTTCGACGACGTGCCTACGGAAGGTTCGGAAAACCCGGTCAAGTCCGGCGGCATCTATGACGCTTTGCAAAACATCGACTTCCAGATCGACCAGGAGCCGACTGAGGGCAGCACTCATGCGGTATCATCCGGCAGTGTTTATGAAGGACTACAGGGCAAGCAAGACGCGCTGACTTTCGACGAGTATCCGAGGAACAATTCGACCAATCCAGTCGAATCGCAGGGCATTTTCCAGGCCATGAAGGGCCTGCAGAGCACGATCCTGGTCTCGGAGGTCACGCTCGGTACTGAATGGGAGGGCGAGGATCCCTATACGCAGGAGGTCATCATCCCCAACGCCACCCAGTTTTCGCTCGTAACCATCCAGGCCGACGATGAAACCCTGGCCCAGCTTATCAATGATGGCGTCCGGGCAATCTGGATCGAGAATGACGAGGGTGTGTTTACTGCCCACGCTATCGGTGGCGTGAACAGCGTCGAACTGACGTTTCAGTGTACGCTGGAGGATACTACGGAGATTCTCGAAGTCGGTGTGATCGACGATATTCTTGTTTTCCCTGGCACGGATTATCCGACAGTAGTCGATGATGTTCTCTTACTCTAATTTGGAGGTGACGATAGCATGGCATTGAAAGGCATTAGGGCGGGCGGCACTGTCCACAGAATCGACTATAATTACCTCGAAAATCTTCCGTCCATCGACGAAGCGCCAACGGCTGGCAGCACCAACCTGGTTGCGTCCGGCGGTGTCAAGGAGGCCCTGGACGCGAAGCAGGGCACCCTGACCTTCGACAACGCGCCCACCGCCGGTAGCAACAACCCGGTCAAGTCCGGCGGCATCAAGACCGCCCTGGACGGCAAGCAGAACAACCTGACATTCGACACCGAGCCGACCACCGGCAGCACCAACCCGGTCACATCCGACGGTATCAAGACGGCGCTGGATGCCATGACCGGCGACAGCGCGTTCTCTGACACCTCCGAGCATCCCGTCCAGAACAAGGTCATCAAGGCCGCGCTGGATGGAATCAATGATGCCATCGGAGATATCAGCGAGGAACTGGAGAGCATCGACACGGAGTTTGATAAAGTCGTTCATGTGGACAGCGCCTCGCAGGGCTTCACTGACCAGGAGAAATACAACGCCCGCTTCGCCATCGGCGCGGTCGGCATCAACGACATCGGCGCTCAGCGTTTCGGCGTGTCTGGCGTAGGTGGAAGTTCCCGCACATTGACGAGGCTGTATGATGCCGTGGGTATGACGGCCACGCCCAGCACCGACACCGTGGAAGGATCCTCTGACTTCGATAACTATGCGCCTTTCAACAGAAAGAAATGCGTCGGCTCCTGGTCCGTGCCATCCGGAAGCAGCAAAGCCTGGTTCACTGTCAATGCTTATGAGGGTGATGCCGACTACGCCGAGGACGGCAGCATGGGCGATTACGTCGCCGTCGAAGTTGATCCGTTTTATTACTATGACCAGGATGGTATACTGGCTGTCTCCACCTATCCATTCAGTGGATACAAGATACATCCCGTCTGCTTGGACTATGACGGCAACATCCGCGCCCACACCTATATTCCCGTCTATGGCCTTGCCAAAGACAGCAACGGGAAGGCTGTGTCTTTGCCGGGGTACTATACGGAACCAGGCAGCTATAATGGTCATAGGACAGCTGCAAAAACATACGCAAACACAGATGCAGCAGCATATGCGATGATCGAGCCTACGGCGGTATTCCATTATGAGTGGCTGCTCATGACAATCGAGTTTGCTACGCAGGATATGCAAAGCATTATGGCTGGTGCATCCAGTATGCAACATAACGCCAATCATAAGATAGTCCTTGTGCCTGGGGCGAACAGTATTGTTATAGGTGCTGTGGCGAATTATGCTATAGGACAGACCATCATTATCGGAACAAACCAGTGGGGGAGTGAGAATCCGAATACTTATCATAACAGAATTTTGTCAGTGTCGCGTTGCGATGCAAGTGGCAATGTGTCAAGTTCTGGAAGCTGCATGCTGATTACTTATGATGGTACTGACAGATCTTCATCAATAACAGTAAATACGACCTATATCTTATCGCGTCCGTGGACTACCGGTGCAACTAATGGGGCGGTTACTGGTATTAATGCTGTTCTTGGACATACTGGCAGCCCGGTGAGTAATACGAATGGACTCTATCCAATGCGGTATCGCTGGCGTGAGAATGTATACTCCAACCAGTATCGGACAACACTTGACCTTGCTGATGTGCGTGTGTCCGAAGGCAACGATGTATACCATCTGGATTGGTATTATCTCAAAGACCCGCGCCTTTTTACGCCGAGCGATTATACTCTGGCCATTTTGCAGGATACAAGCAAGGGCTGGGTTAAGCTCGGAGTAACAACCCCGTCCAGCAGCTACATCAATGGGTATATAAAGGAGCTTGGAGTTGATCCAGACTATCCGTTTGTGCAGGTGCCTGTACTCACAAGTGGTGCCAGCTCAACCACATATCATTGCGACTATGCGTACCTCGTGAACTCCTACGAGGTTCGTGCAGTTCGTCGTGGTGGCCACGTCTCTGACGGAGCGACCGATGGCCCTTGCTACTTCAACGCGCTCCACGCCCCCGCGCTCGCGCTCTGGTACTTCGGCGCCGCCCTTTATTTCCTCCAGTAGGGGGTGAATGCGCGAAGCGCAGAGGGGGCCGCAGCCCCCTGGTAACCCTAAAATCAATCGCCGCGTAAGCGGCGAAAATTTTTTCAAATTTTGGCACTTTTTGCTTATTTTGTCAGACACTTACAAACGCCTGACAAAACCGGAAAAACCTGCTATACTAATGCACAACGGGATTGGATGTGACCCTTCTGGCCGTTTGCTTCCTGCGAACCTCGTGAACTCCAACGAGGTTCGTGCAGTTCGTCGTGGTGGCAACGTCAATGACGGAGCGAACGATGGCCCTTGCTACTTCAACGCGAACAACGCCCCCGCGAACGCGAACTGGAACTACGGCGCCGCTCTTTACCCACCCCCAGCACCTGGCGTGGCCGCTGATGCGACAACCCATACCGGGACGGAAACTCAATACGAAGTGAGGTATTTGTGCACATCCTTTTCCGTAGTTGGAAACAACTGAAATGCTCCCTGCTGGAGCGGCTTAGTAAGCCATTGAAAGGCCGTAAGGGGAAAAAGGCATGAAACGAGTTGGTAATTTATGGGACAGACTGGTTTCGCTGAGCAATGCGGAGCTGGCTGTTTATGATGGTACGCAGAATAAGCGTACTGATTTTGTGGTGTATCGGAAGCTCGGCTACCACGATGGGCTGCCTGAGCACCAGGGCAAGCTGGATCCTGCAAAGGTCCGCAAGTATGCCCAGCACCGAATCGATGATCTGAACAACGGCTGGCATGCCTCAGAAATGCGGCATCTGGTCGTAAAGCCTACCTATGGCAAAAAGCGGAACATCGACTGCCCATGTCTTGCCGACCATATCATACACTGGATGCTCATACAGACCATTCATGATCCCATCATGCGCGGGATGTATGAGCATTCCTACGGTTCTATTCCGAAGCGCGGCATCGATGCCGCCAGGAAGACCGTGGAGAAATGGGTGCGCCTGGACGAAAAGGCCAAGTATTTTGTGAAGCTGGACATTCGCAAATTCTATGAACATATCGACCACGACCTGTTGAAGGCCGCTTTTCGACGCGTCATAAAAGACGAGCGCGTACTGGATGTAATAGATAAAACCATAGACTGCGTACCGACTGGCGTTCCTATCGGAACCTATACAAGCCAGTGGTTCGCTAATTTCTTTCTGCAACCGCTGGACCATCATGTAAAACAGGATATGTGCAAACTGCGCCGTGGCAAGCGGACCAACTGGGTAGCGCATTATCTCCGCTACATGGATGATATGCTGCTGATCGGCACCAGCAAGCGCGATCTGGAAAAGGCCGTCAAAGAAGTCATCAAATACGCCAGGAACGAGCTGCGCCTTGAAATAAAGGACTGCTGGGAGATTCGACGTATTGCCGTGGACTCCAATGACATCGGCTCCGGCATCGCGCCCATTGATATCGTCGGATATCGCTTCTATCGGGATCACACCGAGGTGAGAGGCGGTATCTTTCTTCATACATCCAGAATCGCCGCGAAAATCGAAAAGCGTCTGCGTGAAAGAGGGGAGGTGCTGTTGAGAGATGCGGAAGGTATTGTAAGTCTGTGCGGCTGGTTTCAACATGCCGACAGTAAGCACTTCATCGAAACATACATCAAACCCAGGGTAAATCTAAAGCTGATGAGAGAGGTGATATCCTATGCGAGTAAACACGGAATTGTCGGAGAGGCCGCCCGTTTATTCTGTCACCAACGACAACGGGACGGCGTATATCAGATTCTATACGGACGTTCAGGAGGAGCAGCGAGACGACGGTTTTGTGTTCCGGGCAACTATGTGGGAGATGTCCTGCCCCTGGGCACCGAACTTGGAGCGGAGGATCCACAACAATGAGGCGCTGTGGCTGGCGAAGGTCAAGAGCGTTACTGCCCAGGAGGACGCAGCAAAGCGCCTGGAGGAACTGAAGGTTACGGCCACGGATGACGCCGTCTGTGATCTGGCTGAGATTGTCGCCGATCTCACAGATGCCGTTGTTGAACTGGCCGGACTGATCGTGTAAAGGAGGGAAAAAGCCATGGTGAATCTGTATGTGAAGCTGATCCGCATGGGCCGCAAGACCATCGACGACGTGCCCGAGCTGTGGCGCGACGCTGTGATCGCCGCACTGGGAGAAGGGTAAGGTGTGAATCGTGAGCAACCTGCGTGTAATCGAGCGCCTCGAAAATATGCTGCGAATGGCATTAGAGATTATCGATGAACAATCTGTGCTGCTGGCCCAGCACGGAATTGAGACGGAAAGCGGAAAGCTCGAAGCCGCTGAACAGCAATTCCGTGAAGACATGGAGCAGTGGTGCTAAATCCATAAACGACTGAAAAGCGTCGGCTGAAATACGCCGGCGCTTTTCTTATGCCCGAAAGGAGGCGCAAGCACAATGATGTTCGACATCATCAACAAGGAAGCCGAGGTCGCGGAGGGCATTGAACTCGACACGATCTTCATTCTCAAAGATGGAAAATCCGTGGAAATGGAGGTGCCGGACGATGTTGAAGACGATCAGGCATAATGATGCGGACAAACTCATTGTGGCCGCAAAGCTGCTGATGGGTGTTCTGTCCGTCAAGGAGCAAATCAAGGACCCGGACAGCTACATCAAAGCAAACCAGGCGTTTGACGCCAACTTCGTGGCAACTGTATGCGCATGGCAAGAAAAGCACGGCCTGACCGCTGACGGTGTGATCGGCGCGAAGACCTGGGCGGCTATGGGCGCGATACAGCCCACTTGCTCTACCAGCAAGAACACAATCAGTGGCGCGACGATGGCGCTTCAGATCCTCCTGGGCAGCAATCTCACCTGCGATGGTATCTATGGCAAACGCACCAAATCGGCGGTAGCCGTGTTCCAGGATTCCAGAAAGCTGGCCGCCGACGGTATTTGCGGCGCAAAGACCTGGGCGGCCATGCTCGGCAGCGTGGAGAGCCAGGTGGTACCCACCTCCGGCTCCACAGGCACCATAACGCAGGTTTCCGGTAAGTTCCAGTCCACTGTGAACTACAAGCAGCATGACAGCAGATGGGGAAAAAAGGTCTATACCTCCTGCGGTAACAAGAGCCAGACGATGGCCAATTCCGGTTGCGGGCCCACGGCGATGGCGAACATTATCGCCACGCTGATCGACAAGACCGTGACACCCTGGGACCTGGCACAGCTGGCCATGAAGTGGGGCGACAGGACGGCATCCAGCGGTACGGCCACCAGTTTCTTCCGGCACATACAGGAGCATTACGGCTTTAAGAAGATGGTGGGGACAGGCTCACTCGATGTATTGAAGTCCTGCCTCGATGCCGGCGGCTATGTGGTATGCCGCATGGGACCTGGCTACTGGACGAGCGGCGGGCACTATATCACGGCATGGAAGTACGACGCCAACAACATATACTGCAATGACCCATCCTCTCCTTCCAGCAAAAGAGCCGAACGCAAATATCAGAAGCAGTCCGACTTCTTGAAACAGCGTAAGGATTTCTGGTGCTTCTGGCCTGAGAGGAATGGTGGTTGATATGGAATGGCTGAAGATAATTCTTTCGTTTATTTCGAGCATTGCTGTGGCATTTATCGCCATTATTCCAGCTATCATTTCCAACCGTAAAAAGACCCAGGAGAGCATCAAGGAATCGCAGGAATCTGCGAAAAAGGATATGACAAAGATGCAGACCTCTCTCAACAACCACATCCGGGAAGACGAGGACGAAAAAGCTCGGAACCAACGATACCGCATCCTTCGCTTCTACGATGAGATGTGCGAACACCGCAGACATTCTGAAAGCCATTTCGAGGACATTCTGGACGACATCGATGACTATGAGAAATACTGCGAGGCGCACCCGGAATTCAGGAACAACCGCGGCAAGGTGGCTATGGAGCACATCAAAGTCACTTATGGCAAGATCAAAGCCAGTGGCGGCTTCCTGACCCATGACAATGAACACGACGACGCTTAATCATTGAGAGGAGAATCACCATGAAGAAGCTGTTTTCTGTCCTGCTGGCTGCTATGCTGCTGATCGTACTCACCGCCGCTTGCATCGCCGAAACTGCCGCCGAGCCTCCTGCGCCCATGTTCACCGTGAACGTCACCCAGCTGCTCATCGCCATCATCGGCATCATTTTCAATGCGCTGCTGGTCTGGCTCGTCAAGACAGTCATTCCTCCCTTGAAGAAGTGGCTGAAAATCCACACGACCAACGAACAGCAAACCCGCGTCTGGACGATGATAAAATGGCTTGTGGAGGCTGCCGAGCAAACCATCACCGGCTATGCCATGGGCCAGAAGCGTCTGGAATGGGTACAGACGCAGCTGAAGGCCAGGGGCATTGAAGTTGACCTCGTGCTGATCGAAGCCGCTGTCAAAGAGATGAAAGATAATGCCTACAAGGAAGTCAGGCACACCATTGATACCGATGTGAATGTCGAGCTGGATGACGGAAAATAGAGACGCTGAAGCCCTGCCAATCGTGGCAGGGCTCTTTTTATTTTTTGGGGACTTGCTGTAATAGTTATCGACCTGTTATCAATACGCACGTCAGATATACACCTTCTGCCTTCGCTTTAGAGGTATAGTGTTCACAACAACAGAAACACAGCGACCGCAACGAAGGGAGACGGAGACCATGACAGAGAAGACCATGAAGCAGATCGAGAACCTCAAGAACCAGACCATCGGGGTTGAGGTCGAGATGAACAACATCACCCGCAAGGACGCCGCCCGCATCGCCGCCGAGTACTTCGGCACCGGCCGCTACGAGGACACCGCCCACCGCAACGGGTACAGCACCTGGAGCGCCTGGGATGCCCAGGGCCGCGAGTGGAAATTCCAAAAGGATGTCAGCATCCACGGATCCGACAGCCAGAAGTGCGAACTGGTAACCCCCATCCTCCGCTACGACGACATCGAAACCCTTCAGGAGCTTTGCCGCCGCCTGCGCAAGGCAGGCGCGAAGAGCGACGCCACCAGAGGCTGCGGGGTGCACATCCACATCGGTGCCAAAGGCCACACGCCCCAGACCCTGCGGAACCTCGCCAACATCATGGCCAGCCACGAAAGCCTCCTTGCGGATGCCCTCCGGCTGGATCGCCGCCGCATGAGCCGCTACTGCCGCACGGTGGATCCGAACTTCCTGCAGCAGCTGAACCGCAAGAAGCCCGACACGATGGCGAAACTGGCGGACATCTGGTATACCAGCCAAGGAGCAGGCTACGGCAGGAACCAGCATTACAACGAGAGCCGCTACCATATGCTCAACTACCACGCCACCTTCACCAAGGGCACCATCGAGTTCCGGCTCTTCCAGTTCGACGCGCCCGAGGGTGACAAGAAGAACGGCATCCACGCCGGCCAGCTCAAGAGCTTTATCCAGCTTTGCCTCGCACTCAGCCAGATGGCGAAGGACGCCAAGAGCGCCAGCGCGAAGCCCCAGCAGACCGAAAACCCCAAATACGCAATGCGCACATGGCTCCTTCGGCTGGGCTTCATTGGCGAGGAATTCGCCACCGCGAGGGACTTCCTGACGCGCCACCTGGAAGGCAACACGGCCTTCAGGCACGGCAGGACGGCCGCCTGACGGCCACACGGAGGACTTAGCCTCCTCCCACCGGTTCCCGCCCCGCACGGCGGGCTTTCGGTGGTAGAAGGGTAAGCCCTTCAGAAAGGAAGGTATCAGAAATGGCAAGCAGATACGAAATGATCAATGGACGAATACGTGACACGATGAGGCGGTACTACATCGCCTACGGCAGCAATCTCAATGTCGAACAGATGCGAATGCGATGCCCACACGCAACCGTCCTCGGAACGGCGACCCTCAAGGGCTGGCAGCTTCTTTTTAAGGGAAGCAAGACCGGTTCCTACCTTACCATTGAGGAGTGCGAGGGTGGTTCGGTGCCCGTGGCCGTCTGGGAGGTTACGGAATCGGATGAAGCGGCGCTGGATCGCTATGAAGGCTTTCCCACCTTCTACTACAAGAGGGAAATGCGGATCCAGTGCAAGGGCATCAGGACAGGCAAGCGCAGGATGGTGACGGCTTTCGTTTACATCATGCGCGAGGATAGGCCCTTCGGTATTCCCAGCGACTACTACGTGAACGTATGCCGTAAAGGGTACGACGCTTTTGAGTTTGACCAGAGAAAACTGACCGAGGCACTGCAAATCAGCATGAAGGAGGTGGGAAAATGAAAAGGGATGAAGTACAGGAAAGAACTTGTCCGATCTGCGGCAAGGCATATACCGAGTGGCCGGCGCTTTCGCGTTTGGACAACAAAACGCTGATCTGCCCGGACTGCGGAACCAGACAAGCGTTATCCAGCATTGGAATTTCCAATGCTGAAACCGAGGAGATACTGGCCATCATTCACAGGAACAGCTAAAGCCATGATCAAAGCCCTGCGCCAGATGCGCAGGGCCTGTTTTTGTTTTTGGGCTTACCATTCAGTATCGAACTGTTCCAGCAAGGCGTCGTATTTATCTTCAGCCATTGGCTCTTCCAGCACGTTGTCGATGTCGTCCTTGCATCCTGCATCCAGTAAGAATGTCGCGCAGATGTAATAACGGCCAGCATTCCTGATTTCCTCTGCGCCATACCGGAAGCCGGTGTCATTGAAGGTGTCTATGGCGCATTCGATCCCATAGTCGTTCAAACTGGCAATCTGGTCAGCCGTGAAGAACGGCTCCAGCTTCTCTTGAAAATCCTCAAACGGCATGATCTCAATCCTCCTTATCCTTCCAGTAGTTCTAACAGTCTGTATTTCTGCTCCTGCCCTATGCGCCAGCCCATCCAGAGGAAATCCACCGTGTGCTCGTACATACCGCCATCGTCGTTGCCGTCCTTGCGCCAGACCAGAATCCGCGCCAGCGTTACGATTTCCCTTTCGCTCATGTAGTGGTGCTCGCAGGAATCCCTGAGCGCGTCCCTGACCGTCTGGATCGTAGTCTCCAGCGGCTTGTCGCCTACCTCGTCGTAGTATTTGTCTGTCCTTGCTAACATTCTGATACCTCCCATCTCCGTCAGTCCTCGGTGGTGCATTTGATGAATGAGGCGGCGTATTCGCAGATGCGCGTCGGGTGAAGGCCATCGTCAAAGGATGCTCGGTAGGCGCCCATGGGCGGCTTCGTCGTCCACAAGGCCAACACCGCCTCCGCCCATTTCATCTGCCAGCGGTCGAGCCGCTCAAGTCGCACCCAGATCGTCGCAGCGACGCAGATCGCAGTCACCGCCCGGCCGTGCTTCACCAGCAGCTCATTGAACCGCCCCATGATCTCTGGCGTGGACATGTCCTTCACGGCAGCGTCAATTCTGTGGAGAAGCGTGAATTTTGCGTCTCGGCTGCCGTCGCCATTCGCGGCTTTGATTTCTCTTGCCAGTGTTGCATCCAGTTTCATGCTGCTCTCCTTTTTATGGTCAGGGCAGCGTTGCCGCCGCCCTCGTTCGGTTCGTTATCCAGCGGTCTTGTCCTTGAGCATGATGTCGAACAGCATAGCCTTCAGCTTCAGGATTTCGTAATCCTTTTGAGCGAGTTCCTGTTCCAGCTTCATGTTCTCGTTGTCTTTGTGGCACACCGCTTCGTCCAGGTCGCACACCTGCTTCCGGAGCTTCTCGTTGGTGCTTTTCGCGACGGCCAGCTCATACGCGGTATCGGTCGCCCTGCGCCGTGCGGCGGTGAGCTCCTCCCGCAGTTTCTTGACGTCGTTGGTCATGGTTTCCGCTCCTTTCATTATCCGATCAGTCTTTCGTTCTCGGTCAGCTTCGAGCCCTTCAGCTTGAAAACCGAATACTTGCAGTAGCCCTGCTCGTCAACAACATCGACGACCATGCAGAGGTTCATGAGCGCGTTGCTCATCGGGGAGCCGTAGGTGCCCGGCACGTACAGCCCGGCTTTCTCAGCCTTGTCCCAGAAGAGGCGGGTGTAGATTCCCGCGTAGTCCTTATTGATGAAGTCCGGCATCTTGGCGAACTGCGCCCGGATCCAGTTCTCGCACCACTCAACTTTGATCTGCTTCATTGCGGTATCCTTTCTGCCCGGTTTAGCCGCCGGGCATCGGCGCGATTTGTTGTTGTCGGATTAGCAATCAATCAACTCATGGAGCTGTTCGATGTCGGTGTCCAGGATGAAGTTCGGGAAGAAGAACTTCGGGAAGATGTCCGTGAGGTCGTAGATCACGGAGATTCGCCAGAGGGTTACCTCATCCCGCTTGCCGTTCACGATCACGCTGACCGATTTCCGGCCGGTCATGTCGGCGATGCCTTTGATGTACTTCCAGCACTCTTCGTAGCTGCCCTCGAACATGGTCTCGTTTTCGCCGAAGCGCTTGGTGTCTGCCTTGACCACCCAGCCGTTGTTGATTTCCGGGCGGGTCTGAATGATCTGGATGTTTTTCATTGCATTTACCTCCTTGTTTTTTGACCCGCACTCTGGTATAATAGGAGGTGCGGGGCGGGTGTTCCGCACCTCTGTCGTGGGGGTTAGGCGTTGACGTTCGGTTTGTCAGGCTTGGCGTCAGCGCCCTTTTCTTTGCTTGCGATGATGTCGGTCAGTAGGGCTTCAACTTCTTCCAGGCTCATGTGCTGGAGCAATGCTCTTATGAGCTTCATGATGGATACGAACTGGAAATCGGTCATTTCATTCACTCTTTCTCACCCGCCTTTCTGTCATTCGGTTTCCCTCCTGACAGTTACTATTATAGCATAGTTGCACCTATGTGTCAATAGTTGCACCTATTCATCTATGTTAAATTTAGTTGCACCTATTGAAATAGGAGCAACTAAATGCTATTCTATTGTGTAGGAGGTGGAATTAGTGGCAAAGCAGAACATCGAGGCAATCGCCAAGTGGCAGAAAGAAAACACAGACTTCATTAGGTTTAGGGCAAGGAAAGAGCTTCACCTTCCCGAACGCGCTGAGCTGGCGGTACAGGCAGGAATTGCCAACAGTAAGCAGGACTTCTACATCAAGGCTATCCTTGAAAAGTTGGAACGCGATGGTATCCCCATGATCGAGAGCGACGCTGCCCAGGAGGATGGAAAATGAGGATTGATGATATTGAGGTCAAGAAGGGCGGCAGCGTGACCATCGATTCCATATTCGAGTTTGAGAGCAGCCTTGACGTAACGATGCTGATCGACAAGTGCCGAAGGGCTGGTTGCACTGTCCGTTTCGAGAATGAGGATCTGACCATCGACTCCAGCTTCAGTCGAAACCCCGGGAAGATGGCGACGATTACGCTCTATTCTCTCCTGGTTGCACACCCGAAGGCCGCGCAGGATTACATCAACTACCTTTTCAAAAAGGCGAACAAAGAAGCTCCGGGCGATTGACCCGGAGCCTTTTTTCATTCTGCGGTTGCCCTCGCTTTTCTGGCCTTTGCGTATCCGTTGTATCGTTCATTCAATGCGGCCTTTTCTTCCGGTGTCATGGCTGCTCGCCTTGCCCTTCTGGCGGCATTTTCCCGGTCGTACTTCGCCCGCTTCTCTTCCGGCGTGAGGGCGGCGAACCGCTCAGCAGCCCTGATTCTGGCGCGCTCGCGCTTTTCCTCGGCAGTCATTGGTGGCTTCTTTTCCTGCCGTGTCTTGCCTTCGGCAGCCAGCTTGCGGTCGTATTGGGCCTTCGCCCATGCGGATTTCTTTTCGCGGTATTCCTTCGCCTTTTCGTGGAAGCCGTAGCCACACACCAGAATCGGCTTGTTCTTGTTCATACCGATCTTGCAGTCGCCAAGGTAAATCGGTTCCCGCACCACAATCCTTGCAAAGAGCGTATTGAGGCGGTTCCGCCATGCGCTGATGAAGAAGCAGTGGAACCTTTTCCCGATGTCCTTGAATGATTGCTTCACCACAAGCTCCCAGAGCAGGATCAGCGCTTCGCCCATGGCATCGTCGAACGTCCAGGAGAAGGCGTTCAGAAAGCCTTTGCTGGCCTTCAGGATGATGGGCTTCATGCGGTAGTGGAGTTCTTTCAGTCCGGCTTCCAGGGGCGTCGTGGCGGCGCACAGGGCGGCGTAGAGGGCTTCGTTGGAAACTCCCTCGTAGGCCGGGTCGAAGGTGTAGCAAGGCCGCTCAGCGGCTTTCACTGTGGTTTGCTTCATTGCGGTGTCCTCCTTGTGTGTTTCTTTGGGTTGTACGCATATTGCCATACTCTGCCCAATATTGGAATACCAGACACACACAATCTTTCAGGCCCGTGTTTGTGGGTTCCGTCAAAGAGAATCTGCGACCCTGGACAAACGCCCAGAGCCGCAGATGTAGGTCCTATTCTGTTCTATTCTTGTTATCATCAAGGATAATGCCATGCTCCAGCAGGTATTTGTCGATACCCTCTTGTATCCGCCGCTCCTCTTCAAGTCGCCGCTGCTCTTCTTCACGCTCCCGACGCTTGGCAGCCTCTCTGGAGCGCTCTTCGCGGACGCGCATCACATTGCTCATGATGAATTCGGTTCTGGCATCGCCTTCCAGCTTTTCGCTCTCCCATTCAACGGTGAGCAATTCATCGATGTCGCGCTGAGTCGCATAGCACAGCTTGCCGAGGTCTTCAAGCGAGATGCTGTTGTTCAAGCCATTGATTATGTCTCCGATGGTGCCAGGGCGTATGCCCGTGATGTCTGCCAAATCTACGCGATGAAGATCCAGCTCGCCAATCCAGAACTTCTTCACGTTCCACCTTACTCGACACATGTCATTGCCTCCTTGTGATGTCATATTACCAGAAATTTCCACAGATGTCTGGCGTTTGTAAGATTGTGACAAAATTCCTCGGAACGCAAGCAGAGAGTAAATCTCTGTCGATATTTGTCTGTTTCTGTCAGAATTTGTCAGAAATCAGGAGGTTTACACGCAAAAAGACCAGACGCTTCGCATCTCGAAAAGACGCGATTCGTCTGGTCTTAAAAATTAACAAACCAATCTGTCTGGAAAATACCAGGTAATGACAAATCCGGAGGCTGTAAGAGCGATCTGGTTCTTGATGTGGCAGGTTAGATTATGGTCGGCTATGGTGTACCATTCCCGACTTACGCTAACCCTATCGGAGTCGGCAGATTGCCCGGAATCTTCGGATTCCGGGTTTTCTTTGCTTATGAGTCGAATCTCGAACATCTTGTTGTCGCCGGTGAAGTCAACGGACAGTTTGAAATAATCCTTGTACAGATAGACAGCCCGGACAAAGTCCCGGATGATCATCCGCTGGAATTCCGGATCCCTGTAATCGCCATTGCGCACGGATTCAATGTAGGCGGTAACGCGGTCCCGGTCAACATTGAAGGTATTCGCCTTCTCGATTGCGATCAGGCCAGTCAGGCGGTTCTTGTCGGCCTGGAGCACATCCATGCGCTCTTTGATTTCATCAGTCATCACGCCCATCTCAATCGCGTGGACAATATTGTCGATTTGCTTCTTGGTGCCCTTGAGCTGTTTTTCGTATGTGGCGAGTTTGGATTTCGCGTTGTATTTTTTCGCAAACTCCAACAGGTTGTCCACGATCCAGTCAACTGTGTCATCGTCCAGCACGGTCTCCAGAACGGCGCGAGTGACTTCCTGCTCAATCAGGTCTTTTTTGATGTTCGACTTTTCGCAGGAGCTCTGCGTCCGGCGGGTCTGGCAGGCATAGTAAAAATACTTGGTGCCGAGGTGACCGGTCCCGGAGTAGCCCACCATTGCGCCGCAGCAATAGCCACAGAACAGCTTGCCGGTGAGCAGGTAATCGTTATCGTCATGCTTCCTTGCCCGAATGATCTTATAATCGCTCAGCTTCTT